GTCGCGCCCGAATCTCCCCGGAGACCCCCCGGAAACCCCGGCGAAAAAGCGGCGCGTCGTCGAGGCCGGCGAGTTTGTGCCGGCACGAATCGAAACGCCGACGCCGTCCGACGTCGTAGGTTCATATGGGCCCGCCGCGATCGCCTGGACGCGGTCCACGCTCGGCGTCGAGCTGCGACCGTGGCAGGCGCACGCGCTCACGCGCGCGTTTGAGCATCGCGCCGACGGGTCGCTGCGCTGGACCTACGTTGTGCTCACGGTGTCGCGTCAGTCCGGGAAATCGGTGCTCGCGCGCGCCGCCTGCTCGTGGCGGCTCGACGCATCCGACCTCTTTGGCGAGCCGCAGCACGTCCTATCGACGGCAAACCTGCGCTCGACCGCGCGCAACGTCTGGGAACAGGCGGCGATCCGGCTAGAACGCAAGCTCGGCGCGCTCGTCAGGTACGGCAACGGGCAGGAAATCGTCACGCTCGCCGATGGCAGCTCGTGGATTGTCGTCGCGGCAAACCGCAACGCCGGCGTCGGGCATTCGCTGTCGATGGTCTTTGTCGATGAGGCCTGGAACGTCGGCCGCGAGGTTGTCGTCGACGCGCTCGCACCGACGACACTGGAACGGGTCGACCCGCAGATATGGCTCGTGTCGACCGCCGGCGAAGCGGGCTCGGCGTTGCTACTCGACTACCGCGCGACGGCGATCGCGCAAGCCTCGTCGCCGGATACGGCGACGGTGCTGATTCTGGAATGGTCGGTGCCGCAAGAGGCGGCGATCGACGACGTGGATTCGTGGCGGCTCGCGTCGCCGCACTGGTCGAGCAGGCGGCGCGATCGCGTCGCCGAGCTGTACCGGACGCTGCCCGAGCGCTCGTTCCGGCGCGAGCTGCTCAATCAGTACGTGACTAGCTCGCGTGCCTGGATCACGGACCTGCAATGGCTGCGCTGCCTCGACCGTGACGCCGCGCTGCCCGGGGAGGGCGGCACGATCGCGGTCGAATCGGCGTTCGGGTCGACGATCGGACCGACACCGTTCGGGCTCGTGCTCGCCGTGCGCGACGACGCCGGCCGGATCATCGTGCGCGGGCAGGCGTACGCGGGCACAACCGAGCTATGGCAGGCGGTCGAGCAGCTCGCGCGCGAGCGGCGCGGCCTGACGCTCGTGCACGCCGAGCAGTTCCGCCATCACGTCCCGAGGTTGCGCGGCGTCGTGGTCGAAAAGGTCGGATACGCCGACCAGGTCGCGGGCTACGGGCCCTGCCTGCAGGCGATCGCCGCCGGCGAAATGCTGCACGCCGGCGAGCCCGCACTATCCGAGCAGGTGCTGATCGCGGCGTCGACGACGACCGAGCGCGGCACCGCACTGTCGACCCGGGCAAGCGAGGGGCCGATCTTTCTGGCGCGCGCGCTCGTCTGGGCGGCCGGTCACGAGCTGCGACCCGAGCAGCGCACTAAGCCGATCATCGCGGCCGCTTAGGGTGCGGCTGCCCGCAAAAGACGCATTCGTCGGGCACGTGCTCGCCGAATACGAGCCGCTCGGCGGTCGTTTCCAGGCGGCGCGCGAGCGCGATCAATGCCTGCACGCTCGGCACGCGCTGGCCGCTCTCGATCCGGCTTATGTAGGCGTTGCTTGCACCGTCGACGGCTAGCTCGCGTTGCGATATGCCGGCCGCCTCGCGCAGCTCGCGCAGGCGTGGCCCGACCGCGCGCACGTCGACCTCGATTCCCTGTTGCACGTCGACCCTCCCTGTTTAGGCCGCAGGCCGTGCCGCCGGAATCGCTCGACGTTACCAGGCCTGATTTGCACTGGGGACCATGCACGCACGACACTCGACTGGTGGGTGTGCTGCCGTTTCGCAACCGTCCGGTCCGGGTAGAGGCGGCCGCGCCGTCAGTCCGGGCCGGCACGCTGTCGCTCCGGCGGGCGCGCTCGGGCACGGTGCTGGAGACGGCGCAGATCGACCCGGTGCTCTTACTGGGCGACGCCTACGGGCGTGACGCGGCTATGTCGGTGCCGGCGATCGCGGGCTGCCGGAATCTGATTTGCGGCACGGTCGCGCAGCTCGACGTCGACCGCGTCAGGGGCGCGGAGCGAATCGACGCCGGCACGCTGCTCACGCAGCCTGACCCGGACGTCGCATGGCTCGACACGATCACGGCGACCGTCGACGACCTGCTCTTTTACGGGCGCGCCTATTGGCTCGTGCTCGCACGCGACGCCGACGGCTACCCGTCGCGTGCGCGGTGCGTGCCGGCGTTGTGCGTCGAGCCTGAGCTGTCGGCCTACCTGACCGACTACTCGCGGCTCTTGGGCTACCGGGTGAACGGTACGCCGCTAGAGCCCGGTGACGTGATCGCGTTTTCGATGACGCATAACGGCGTGCTGGCGTTCGGTGCGCGCACGATCGCGTCGTCGATTGCGTCGCTCGCGGCCGCGCGACGCTTCGCTGACGTCGAGATACCCGCCGGCGTGCTGATCAATGAGGGGCACGAGCTGTCACAGTCCGAGGCCGACGACCTGGTCGAAAACTTCCAGGTGCAGCGGCGCACGAAGTCGGTCGCGTACCTGCAGGGCGTCAAGTACGAGCGCACGAACGTGTCGCCGGCCGACCTGCAGCTATCGGAAGCGCTGTCGGGTTGGGCGACCGAGTGCTGCCGCCTGTTTAACGTGCCGGTGGTGATGGTCGGCGCGTCACCGACCGGGCACACCGGCAGCTCGATCCTGTATGCGAACGTCGGGCAGAATCAGGCCGCCTACGTCGGGCAGGCCGTGTCGCCGTTGCTCGCCGCGATCGAGCAGGCGCTATCCGGTCCGAACGTGACACCGCGTGGGCAGCGCGTGATTTTCCAGGTGGGCCAGTACGTGCGCAGCGATCCGACGGCTGCGGTCGACTACGTGACTGCGCTCGTCGACAAACAAATCATTTCGACCGATGAGGCGCGCAGCGTGCTCGGCATTCCGCCGGCGGCCGCCGGCGGCACGCTCGACGAAATCACCCCGGGGAGGGTCTAGGTATGCATCTTGAGTTTGAGCTGGCCATAGCCGACGTCGACGTCGAGGGGCGCACGATCGCGGGGCTCGGCGTGCCCTGGAATCAGGCCGGAAAGATCGGCGGCCGCACATTCAAGTTTCAGCGCGGGTCGCTCGCGCCGGCGATGCGTCGCACCCCGTTGCAGCTCGGGCACGACGGCGAGCCCGTCGGCGTGCTCGCCGAGCACGTCGACGACGACGACGGCGCACGCGTGACGTTCCGGGTCGACCGGACACCCGACGGCGACCGCGCGCTCGTGCAGGCCGCGAGCGGATCGCGGGGCGCGCTGTCGGTCGGCGCTGACGTCGACGACTCGACCGTGCAGGCCGACGGGTCGGTGCTCGTCACCGCCGCACGCTATGTCCATTTCGCGCTCGTGCCTCACGGCGCTTTTGCCGGGGCGGAAGTCGAGCACGTCGTCGCACACCGCGACAAATCACACGACCAGGAGGGCAGCACAGTGCACGAGGACCGCATCGCCGCAGCACGTGAGACACCCGAGCCCGAGCCCGAGCCGGCACCCGTGCCCGAGCCCGAGCCCGACGAGCCGACGCGTGCACGGGTGCGCGTGATGGCTGAGCGGCCCGCCCGCGACCTGCTCGCCGGCGAACTGGTTTCGGTGATCGTGCGCGCGCAGCACGGCGAGCCCGACGCACGCCGCTACCTGGAAGCCGCGCTAACCGAGTCGATTTCGACCGACGTGTCGGGCCTACTGCCGCCACAGTACGAGCGGACCGTGATCGGCGGCAAGGCAACGTTGCGGCCGCTGTATGAAACGTTCCGGTCGCGGCCGCTGCCCGGCGTCGGGCTGCTCGTGTCCAAGCCGAAATGGACGACGCTACCGGTCGGCGCTGAGGCCGCATCGGTCGACGCTGACGCGACCTCCACGAAGGTCGTTATCGGTTCGCAGACGGCGACGATCGTCCGGTGGGATTGGGCAGGCGCTATCCCCTGGGTGGTCGTGCAGCGTTCCGACCCGTCAATCGTCGACGAGATCTATGCGCAGGCCGTCGAAAGCTTCTATATCTACGTCGAGGGCAAGGTGTACGGCGAGCTGAGCACGGCGGTGCCCGGTGTCGCAACGTCGCTCGGCGGCGCGCTCGCCGAGTTTTTCGTCGGGACGGGAAACCAGCGCTCGCCCGAAGTGATCATCATGGCACCCGACGTCTGGGGTGACTTCGCCGACGTCGGCGCGCTCGCGACGCCGACCGGTCAGGGCGGCGTCGACGGCTCGGCGCTCTCGACCTCGTTTGCCGGCATCCCCGCGTTTACATCGGGGACGCTGCCGCCCGGTGAAACGGTGCTCGCAACCCGTCGCGCCGTCGACGTTCGCGTCACCGAGCCCGTCCGGTTGACCGCAAACGCGATCGGCGCGCTGAACGTCGAGCTGGCCGTCGTCGGTGAGGGGCTCTACGACACCGACTACCCGTCCGAGCTAATGAAGTTCGCCGCGATCACGCCGGCCGTCGCAGCCGCTGCGACGTCGACCGGTCGCTCGTCAAAGTCGGGCTAGCTCATTCGGTCGAGCTGACCCGGAAACGGCCGGCACCCCGCGACCTCGGGGTGCCGGCTACCTAACCGGAGGAAAACAATCTTGGCGCACGAATGGCTCGACCCGGCACGCGTAGCGGATTGGCTGTCGGTTCCGACCGACGACGAGCACGTCGCGATCGCGACGGCCGCGACCGCCGCCTACGTCGAGCGGTTCCGCGAGGACGTCGATTTTACGGACGTGCTCGGGCCCGAGTACGACGATCTTGTGCAGGCCTGCGTCGAGCTGGCCGCGCTGCAGTATCAACAGCGCAATGCGCCGTCGGGTTTCCCGGGCTACGGCGAAATTGGGGACGGTAGCTTCGCTGCCGGCTACGGCGGCGCCGACGTGTTTCGGATTTCGCAGCTCTATCGGCGCATCGGTATCCGCAATGCGAGGACCGCGTGAATACCGCCGTGCTCGTGCTCGACGCCGTGATCGAGATGCTCGACGCGCACGGGATCGACGCGACCCGTGACGCCGGCGCGTTCTACCCGCAGCCGCTCGGCGTGCTCGTGGGGCTGCCGGCGCTGACGGGCGGCACCTTGGGCGCGCGCACCTACTCGGTCCCGGTCTACGTCGTGTCCGGGCAGCCGCTCGTCGAGCCCGACGTCGTCGACGCGCTCTATACGCTCGCCGACGCGTGCGCGGCCGCGCTCGACGTCGCCGCCTATTCACCGTTCGATTTTCGCGGCTCGGCAGCAAACGCGGAAGCGTTGCCGGCCGTGCAGCTCGACGTTACCGCGACCGTTCCGATTCCCGCACCGATCACACTGGAGGCATAGAAATGGCGACACCGGTTCTAAAAGATTCGCGGCTCGGTCCGGGCACGCTGACGATCGGCGGCACCGAGTACGGCGTGCAAATCTCCAACGTGCGGCTAACGCCGGACGTGTCGACCGAGGACGGCACGCCGACGCTCGGTATCCCTGAGCCGTCGCCGCTCTCGACGATCGCCTGGAAGCTCGCGGGCTCGGCGATTCAAGACTGGGAGGAGGACGCCGGGTTCGTCAACTACTGCATGGACAACGGCCTATCGGAAGTCGCGTTTACGTGGGTGCCGCTGAACGATGCGACCGTCGAGTACGCCGGCACGTGCCAAATCTTGCCGGTCGAGATTGGCGGCGACGTCGCCGTGCAGCAAACGACCGATTTCGAGTTCCCGGTGATCGGCACGCCGACCCGTGCCGCGCACGTGCCGGTACTCGACGCCGTCGGCACGCGCTCGTCGCGCAGTAAGGCCGCGTAGTGATCCGGGGCAGCGCGCACGTCACCTATGCCGACGGGTCGGTCGACGAGCTGCACATCGTGCCGTTTGACTGGATGCGATACGAGCGGTATTGCGCGTCGCATAAGCAGCCGGCCGACCCGACGGCGTCGCCGGCGACGTGGGGTATGTACCTCGCGTATTCGGCGTACGATCGCGCGCACGCCGGCAACGGCGGCGCGCCGGGTTTCGACACCTGGGCGGCGACGATCGAGCAGCTCGACCTCGACCTGGAAACGCCGGACCCTACGCCGACGGCAGCCCCGGCCGAATGATCGGCGCGCTCGCCCTGTTGACCGGGATTCCGCCGTCGGTGCTCTGGGTCGAGGACCCGGTCGACCTCGCGACGCTCGCCGACCTGGTGAGGGAACGTGCCGACCTCGATTAGCTATGACACGCGCGACGTTACGGCGGTGATCGGGCAGCTCCGCGACGTCGACAAAGCGCTGCGCACAAACGCGTCGGCTGAGCTGCGCGACGCGGCCGGCACGACCGCCGAGCGCGGCGTCGCCGCGCTGCAATCCGGCGCGCGGGGCACACCGCAGGCGTCGATTGTCGCGGGCTCGGCGAAGGTGAAGCGCGACCGCGTGCCGGCTATCTCGATCGGCGGCGCGCGGCGGGTCGGCAGGCGGGGCACGCCGGCCGGCGACCTCGTCTGGGGAAGCGAGAAGGGCGGCCGTAACTTCGCTGCGGGGATCAATCCGTCGGGCTACTGGATCGAGCCGACGATCCGCCGTTTTCAAGACGGCGAAGCGGCCGACGCCTATCGCGCGGCCGTGGCCGTGATTCTGCGACGGGCAGGCGTGCTCTAGTGCCGGCGAACATCGTCATTCGGATCGGCGCATCGGCGACGCAGGCCGTGTCGGAAATCGGCAAGGTGAATACCGCGCTCGGCGACCAGCAAACCGCAGCGCAAAAAGCGCACGCCGGCATCACTAAAGCTGCGGTGCCGGCCGCGCTCGCGCTCGCCGCCGTCGGTGCCGCAGCGATCGACGCGACAAAAGCCGCGCTAGAGGACCAGGCCGCACAGGAAAAACTCGCGTCGCAGCTCGGGCGCGTGACCGACGCGACGAAACCGCAAATCGACGCCGTCGACGCGTACATCACGAAAATGAGTTTCGCGACCGGTGTCGCCGACGACGAGCTGCGGCCGGCGCTCGGCAAACTCGCGACCGCCACGGGCAGCATCACGAGCGCGCAAAAAGAGCTGCAGATCGCGCTCGACGTGTCGGCCCAAACCGGCAAGAGTCTTGACTCGGTTTCGACCGCGCTCGCGAAGGGCTACACCGGGCAAACCTCGTCGCTAAACAAACTTGTGCCCGGGCTCGACCAGGCCGTACTCAAAACGAAAGACATGACCAAGGTAAATAAAGAGCTGGCCGACCTGACGGGCGGCGCGGCCGCCGACGCCGCATCGACGGCAGCGGGCCAGTATCAGATCTTCACGGTGCGTATGCAAGAGCTGAAAGAGGGGATCGGGGCCGGCCTGATTCCGGTGGTCGAGGCGTTTATGCCGCTGCTGCAAAAGTCGACCGAGTTCGTCAGTGCGCACACCCGCGCGGTGACGATTGTGGTCGGTGTGATCGCGACGCTGGCCGCCGGCATCCTCGCGGCAAACGCAGCGCTCAAGGCGTACGCGGTGTATCAGGCGATTTTCGTCACCGAAACCGGGGGTATGACGATCGCGCAGCGCGCGCTTAACTTCGCGCTGGCGTCCAATCCGATCGGCCTGGTGATCGTCGCCGTGGCCGCGCTCGCCGCCGGCCTGGTGATCGCCTACCAAAAGTCGGCGACGTTCCGGGCGATTTGCGCGGCCGCGCTCGACGCCGTCAAGGTCGCGGCCGACGGCGTCGTGACGGCGTTTCGTGCGCTGCTCGGTGCGGCTGAGGCCGCGTTTAATTGGGTGGTCGCGCACTGGAAGGTCGCGCTGTTTGCGTTCGGCCCGTTGGGTGCGGCTATCTCATTGATCGCGCAAAACTTCGATGCGATCAAATCGGCTGCGGTCGCGGCGTTCGATGCGATCACGTCGGGCGTCGGTGCGGCTATCGGCGCGATCCGCTCGGCTATCTCCTGGGTCGATTCGCTGCTCGACAAGATTTCGCGGATTCACGTGCCGCATATCCCGGGGCTCGGCTCGATCGGGTTTGCGGCACCCGGCACCCCTGCGGCCGCGTCTCGAGCCCCGGCTGCGACGTCGACGAGCTCGGGCGGCGTGACCGTCAACGTGTACGGCGCGGTCGACCCCGAGGGCACGGCGCGCGCTATCCGCCGCGTGATCCGGCAGCACGAGCGCAGGCTAGGAATCGCCTGGTGACCCTGACGCCGGTAGCGCTGACGATCGCGGGCGTTTCGCACGACCTCGCCGACGTGCTCGCCGACGTGACGATCCGGCACGGCCGCGTCGACGTCTACGAATCCGCGAGCCCGTCGACGCTGCAGCTCACGATCGAGGACGTGCCGCGCAGCTTTACGCGCGCGTTCCGGGTCGGCTCGCCGCTCGTGTTCACCTGCACCGACGGCGTCACGGTCGCGCCACGGTTCACCGGGAAGATCACCGACGGCTCGGTCGACGATTCCCTCTTGACGGCGATCGCCGTCGGACGCTTGGCGACGCTCGCCGCGTACACCGTCGGCACGGTCGACTATCCCGCCGAGGCCTGGACGGCACGCGTCACGCGCGTATTCACCGAGGCAGGCCTAGCCGCGTACCTGCAGCTCGTCGCGCCGGCCGCCGGCGGCGACCCGCAGCTCGCCGCGCGCACCGTGCTCGACGAGGAGCCCGTGACGCTCGACCAGTACCTCGCGACGCTCGCGGATATGGTCGGTGCCGCGATCGCCGACACCGGCGACGGCAAAATCTTGGTGCAGCCGATTAGCGCGCGCACGCTCGCCGGCGCGGTCGCGCTCGACCCGGACCTCGTCGCCTACGTGCCCGTATGGACGCAAGTGCTGCCCCTGGCAAACGTCGTCACCGTCAACTACGCCGGCGGCTCGGTCACGCATTCCGACGCCGCATCGGTCGCGTTCTACGGGCCGCGTCCGGTGACGATCGACACCGCGTTTACGAGCCCGACCGCTGCCGCTGCGCGCGCCGACGAGCGGCTCGCACGCTCGGCGTATTCGCACTGGAACATTCCGAGCGCGCCGTACCTCGTCGGGGCCCGGTTCGGTATCGGTGCGCCGCTGACGCTGTCGGATATGCCGGCCGGCTCGCCGTATGCGACCTGGACGCCGGTGCTGGAAGGCTGGCAGGACACGATCACCGGTGACGGGCACGAAATCGACTGGACGATGGAGCTGTCGCTTTCCGATCCGCTCGCGTCCGGGCTGACGCTGCCCTGGAATCAGGTGCCGACCACGGCCGGCTATCACTGGAACACGATTAATCAAGCGGTGCCGTGGCACGACGCGCTGCAGCTAGGAGATTTGGAGCCATGAGCGAAACCGAGCATGAGCCTGTCGTCGACGAGCGCGCCGCGACCGGGCACGGTTGGCCGTATCCGGTCGCGTCCGATCCGGTCGCGGGCGGCGCTGCCGCTATACAGGCGCTCGCGACGATGCTGGAGGCGTGGCTGCAGCCGGCCGGCGGCATCCTGGCAATCCCCGTACCGTCGAAGATCACCGACGGGGGCGGCAACAATACGCTAGTGCTCGTGTCGCAGGGCGGCGCGTGCGTGCTGCGGCTCGATACGACCGACCCGAATCCCGCCAATCGCAATTTTGCGATCCGGCAGCGGTACAGCGGGCTCGGGCTGCTGGAGTTCGTCGTTTCGGCCGCGCAGGGCGGCGACCCCAACGGCGGCATCGTCGGGTTGACGATGGACTCGACCGGGCTCGTCAATGCAAAATATCCGTTCACCATCGGCAGCAAGCAGCCGCTACGGACGCATTACGGAAACTCGTCGCAGATCGCTGACCCGGTGCTCGGACCGTCGAATAACACTAACTCGTACACCATCGCGTTTCTGGAAGCGTTCAGCCTCGCCCCTATTGTCGTGACCGAAAAGACGGCCGACGTGTTCAATACGACGATTACGACGACGGGCGTGACGATCAATCAAACCGGCGGCAGCGGCAACCAGTACCGGGGCGTCGCGATGGGGAACGCCTGATGGCTGATTTCGTCGCAACCGTGACCGGGGTGGAATACGTGCCGCCGGCCGAGCTGGACGCGCCGACGCCGCTCGACCCGGCGCGCATCGTGCGCTCGGTGGTCGACCACGTGCTCGTCGTGTTTGACGTCGAGGCGGTGGTCGGGCATTCGCTCTATTTCGATCCGGTTTGCGTGCCGAACCGGATGACGTTTTATGACGTCGGGCAGGATGAGGCGGTGCTGGCGCTCGTGCGCGAAGTCGTGTTCGGATGGTCGAGTCTTGAGCCGGCCGATCCGACCGACCCGGTGCAGCTCGCCGGCGGCACCGACCCGCGTATCGACGTTGACGCGACCGCGATCGTCGGCGAGCTGCGAGCCGTGCTCGACGCGCTCGGCGACCGGGTGCTGCCGCCGCCGCCGCCGGACCTCGTCGAGTGAATGAGCACGGCGGTAACCGCCGAGCTGCTCGGCGCGCTCGCCGCGCTCGTGCTCGCGCTCGCGGTCGCGCTCGCCCGGACGCGCGAGCGGCTCTCACGGTTAGAGGCGCTCGTCGAGCAGCTCGTCAAAGCTCGTCGATAGCCCGCCGGACACGGTCGGCGTCGGTGCGCACGTAATGCATGGTCGAGGCGATCGAGCGGTGCCGGCAAGCCTCCTTCGCGACCATCACGTCACCCGTCGCACGGTAAAGCTCGGTCGCGAATGTCGCGCGCAAACGGTGCGCGCCACCCGTGACGCCGTGACTGTTCATCACGTTTTTGCACCGCCACGAAATCGCGTTCGCGGTCGCGTCAAAGAGGCGGCCGTGCGGTCGGCCGGCGAGCAGCTCGACGACGAACGGGTGCGCGGCAACCGAGGCGGCTTTGCGACCCTTCCCCCTGGGCGGCGAGAATCAGGTACGAGCGCACCGGCTCGGGCGCGAGCGCGACCAGTACGTCGCGCTCGTGCGTCGTGCACGGGTTCGGCTCAACCTCGCCGCGCGCCGGCGGCTTGATACCGGCGAACGGGTCGACCGTGGCGCGGCCCTGCTCGACGCGCCACCTGGTGAAGCGGGCGCAAATCTTGTGATAGCCCGAGTGCGTCGACTGTTTGTATTCGCGCAGCTCGGCGAGCCGACGCAGGCCGCCGGGGGTGAGGCTGTCGACGCCGCCGAGCGCACCGACCAGGCCGACGAGCTGCGCGCGGTCGTTGCGGATCGTCGTCGGTGCGAGGTTGTTTGCGTACCGCCAGTCGACAAACGCGTCGACCTCGCGCTCGGAAATTGCGTCAATTATCGGTGCGTGCCACCTTGTGCGTCGTCGGGCAGCGGTGGTAGCGTCCACCGGATGCGCTGCCTCTACGTGAAACGCTGCGGCAAGGTTCACGGGCTCGACCTCCTGCGAAGCGGTCGAGGCTAGCCCGTTGACTAGGCAACGATCAAGTGCGGGGCCGCTGCCGGTTGTCGGCTCGGATTGCAACAGTAATGTTGATAACGCGCGCGCTGCGGTGCGCGCGTCGTCCGCTGGAATGCTCATGGTTAAGCCCTTTCGGTCTGAGGGTGGCGTTCTTTTCGGGGCTCGCGTGGCCGATCCTGCCGGCGGGCCCGTAGCGGCTCATATCACCAGGTCGCGTCGACTGTTGGCAGCATGCGCCGGCGACGTCGAGCAGGCCTGCGGCGTGACGCGGCTGCTTGAGTCGGTGGGGTTCTTCCGGTGAGGGCGGCGACGAGCGAGCTAGTGCGTACCGCCGTCGTGATGATGCGGCGCAGCGGCGCGGGGCGATTCGACGGCGACGTGTGCTGCCTGCTCCTGACGGTCGAGCCGTGGCGCGTCTCGCCGCCGGCGATCGTCGAGCTGCACCTGCGAGGGCTGCGCGGATGAGGGCGGGCGCTAATCCGGTTGCGGGCGCGCGCGCGCTGTTTGGGATGCCGAAGCCGCAGCGGGCAACGCTCGTGCGCGTCGCCTGTATGTATCCGCCGGGTGCGACCTGGCACTGGGCCGATTGCGGCTGTTGCGTTTGTTTTCACCCGGGCGGCGATCGCTCGTGCGGTTGGCTGATCGACGCCGACGGCGGCGCTGCCGGACTCGGTGACGGCACCCCGTACAAAGACCCTTCCCCCGCTGCTTCCAGTGAGGAGGGAACGTGATCGGTTTCCGCTCGCGGATTGTAGTCCTATGGCATCCCGACTCACCGGGGATGCGAGTCCCGGTTCGGTTGACATGGTGGCGCAAGCGTCCCAGCGGTTTCGCCACGCTCAGCGACACGCTGCGGTACTACCGCGCTTGCGATCTAGTAAATGCGGAGCGCCATCCCGCTTCCAGTGAGGGAGAGGGAGATGCGTAAGGAGGGAGATGCCGTCAGGTGAGTATCACGAGGGCCAATCGTGAGGCCGGGTGCGCTCGGCGAGCTGGCGGTGATCGCGATTTGCGTCATTCTCGCGATCGCGCTGATTCATGGGTGGGGATTTTGAAGCTCGCCGCCAAGCGTCGATTCCTTGCGCCGAGACTCGCAGCTCGGTGGACGCTCCTGGCCGGCGAGGGCCGCCTAGGGGCTCGCGCTCGGGCGTCGGACCCCGGGCGCGAGCGCGGCTCTGGGCGGCTCACGTGACCGACTGGTGGGAGCAGGCCTACGCCGGCGGGCCGATGGTCAAGCTGCCCGGATTCCCGCGACCGCTCTACCCGCCCGAGGCGGCCGCGCACGGCAAGCAGCCGAGCATTCCGGGCCCTGACGTCGAGGCATACAAACGCACGGTCTGGCGGGCCGGCCGTTGGCAGGGGCCGGCGTCGGGTTTCGACGAGGCCTATTCGGATCGGTTCGCGCTCGGCGCGGGCCCGAACGTGATTGATACCGGGATCGCCGGCGTGCAGCGGCAGCAAGACATTGACGACACCGGCTGGATCGGCACTAAGACGTTCAATACGTTGCGCTCGATCCGCGTACCGGAGGGCCCGCACGCCGGCGAAATGGCAATGGACGATTACGCGGTCGAGCTGCTCGTGCAGGCCTGGAAACGCTACGGCGGCCACGAGCCAAACGACGGGCGCGGCACCGTGCGCGATCGCGCACTAGAGCGCGCCTGCGAAGAACTAGGGGTGAAAGAATCACCGCCGGAATCAAACAACGTTCTTTATACGGATTGGTACGGCATGGTCGGGCCCTGGTGCGCGATGTTTGTCACCTGGTGTTTTGAGCGCGCAGCCGACGACCTCAACACTGACTCGCCGGCGTTTATACAGGGCGGCCGATACGCCTACGTGCCGTATCTGATCGCCGACGCGCGCGCAGCGAAATACGGGCTCAGTGTGACCGACGATCCGATACCCGGCGACCTCGTCTGTTACGACTGGGGATGGGACGGCGAATACGACCACGTCGGCATATTTGAATGCTGGCAAAACGGCGCGGTGTTCGATGCGATCGAGGGCAATACGTCGACGTCGGATAACAGTAACGGCGGGCAGGTGATGCGCCGTATGCGCGATCGGCAGGCGCAGGCGACGACGTTTATCCGGGTCGGCGAGCCCGCCTGATGGTCGGCGGGCCCTTGGATGGTTTCGACGTGCTCGCGTTCGACCTGACGACCGTGCAGCTGCTCAAGGCCTGCGAGCCGATCGCCGAGCAGCTCGCCGCGCTGATGACGCTGCTAGAGGCTATGGCGCACGTCGACGTCGAGCTGCCGCCGGCGCTCGCGCTGCACGTCGGCGACGGTAACGGCCTGCTACCCGAGCGCGAGCTGCGCGAGCTATCGCTGCACCGGCTGCTCGACGCGATCGCCGCACGCGCGGCCGCCGACGACCTGGTGCCGTTCTAGTGGCACGCGTCGAGGCATACAAGTGCGAGGGCTGCGGCCGGATGCTGTACGGCGTCGCGCGCGTCGGGCTGATGGTCGACGGGTACGCGCGCGTCGAGCTGGACCTCTGCCGCTCGTGCGTCGTCGAGGCTGCCGACGCCGTGCTCGCGCTGCGCTGGACGGGTATCGGCGCGCTGCTCAAAGACGAGCGGCTCGCGTGAGTCGGTGCGTGCGTTGCGGCTGCGAGCTGTCGCGCTATGCGTCGCCGCGTGATCGCTATTGCGCGCCGTGTCACCCGGCGATCGAGCAGGCGCGGGTGTGCGCGCACGGGCACGACCTCGATTTGCACGGCGAGCGCAACGGTGCGCGCCGGCGCTGTTCTAAGTGTCGACGCGCACGTCGGCGTCAAAGCGTCTGACTCGGCGCTGCAAGGTTGAGTGCGGTCGCTCGCAACGGCGACCGAGTGTAACGCGTTAGAGGCGCTGCTCTGGGCTGCAGCGTTAACCGACCACGGGTTTCGGTGGGGCGGGGAGGGCAGCTCGTGGGCTGCGGTTCCGAACCGAACCGAGGAAGGGGTACGTAGTGACAAGGTCTACCCCGCACGTGCAAGCTATGCCCTATGACGAGCTGGCCGCGCTCGCCGGCGTCTCGGATCGGCAGCGCGCCGAGCTGGACGTCGACCCCGGGCTCGCCGCCGAGCTGCTCGCGCAAGCGATCGCACGCTCAGGCGTCAAGCAGCCGGCCGCCTACGCCGTCGCCGCGTTCCGCAAACGCAGGGCAAACACGAAACCGAGCGCGCGCAAGCGCGCGCGCAGCGCTGCCAATCTCGAGGACGGCGCAGCGGGCCCGCCGCCTCGCGAGGTGCTCGACCGCCTGCAGGTCGAGCCCGAGCTGCGGGCGATGCTCGGCCACGTCGTCGCCGCATCGCTCAGGTATCACGGCGAGCCCGTACCCGATTGGCTCGATAGCTGACCTAGGCGCTACCGTTCGTGTCGTGTCGCTCAATCATCAGTCGAGCGCGTGGCGCGCACTGGCAGCTCGGGCTCGGCGCGAGCTGGACCCGGTCTGTTGGATATGCGGTCGAGCGATTGACCTGACGGTGACGCGTGGCGCTGCCCGCTGCAGCGTTGACCACCTGGTGCCCGTGCACGCCGGCGGCGCGCTGATCGTTCCGCTCGACGAGCTGCGCCTAGCCCACGGTGGGTGTAACACGAGGCGGGGTAACCGCACCCGGCACGCCCGTAAGGGATGGGTGCCACCCGTCACGGTGGCACCCGGGCCCGTCGCGCAGGGGGTGGCACCCCTGCCGCCGGCGCATCGGCTGCCGCCGCTCGACCTCGGCGATGCGACCGACGCGCACGTCGTGCAGCGCTCGGGCTCGCGTGCTCGACGTGCAGGCCGCGACGCTGCGCTCGTCGAGGCATCGGTGATCGAGTCGCAGCATCACCGAGCGAAGCGGCACGACCTGGGTAGGCGCGAGCAGCTCGCGCTCGACGTCGCGCTCGCGCCGCGCGTCAAAGAAAAAAACGTGCGCGAGTTTTTAAGCGCTGACGCGAC